GACCGACACTTCCTGAGCAGATACTCAAGGTGTTTTAAATAATATGTGGTTTTGTTCATTTTCTCCTCCGAAATATCTGCATATTCTGAAGGAGAAGGATTGATTCTTATTGCCTGGAGTATGGAGGAAAAATGGAGAGCCGCTTATAAAGCGGATGGCGATGTGCAACGCAAAACAAAAGGATTAAACGTCTGTTTAATCCTTTGAAGTTCTGAGTCGAAATATTCGCTGTCGCGGGGGACGCCTGACGGGCGGTTACCGATCCTTTCTCCATGCATCAGCAGTTAGCGCTTCACCAAAATGTCCGGCAATCAGGCGTTTTGTTAAATCGTGGAGTGGGGAAGCCAGCACATCCGCCGTGCTGCCGCGCTCGACAACTTCACCCTGATGCATGACCATCACCTGGTCGCTGATGTGTTTCATCATGCCTAGATGTTGGGTCACGTAGATATAAGAGATCCCCTGTTTTTCCTGCAGTTCCAGCATCAGGTTAATTAACTGCGAACGCATCGACATATCCAGTGAGGCGAGGGCTTCGTCAGCAATAATCACCTTCGGGCGCAAAATCAGGGCGCGCGCCAGCCCCAGACGCTGCTTCTGTCCTGGAGCCAGCATATGCGGATAGTAACTCTCATGATCGGGCAGCAGTCCGACCATACGCAGGGTTTCAAAGATACGTTTACGGCGAGCGTCAGGCTCCAGATCGGTATTCAGCCGCAGCGGGAAATCCAGGATCTGCGAAATACGCTGGCGCGGATTGAGCGAGGTGGAGGGATCCTGGAAGATCATACGGATGCGCTGGCTGCGGAATGAGTAATCGCCGAATGCCAGCGGATGATCGTCAATCAGCACTTCACCGCCGCTTGGCTCAACCATGCCCGCCAGCATCTTAGCCAGCGTGGATTTGCCGGAACCATTCTCGCCAATAATTGCCAGCGTCTGCTTTTCGCGCAGCGTAAAGCTCAGCGGTTTCACCGCTTCCACGGTCTGGCGATGGAACAGCCCGGTGCGGTAGCGAAAGGTCTTACTCAGGTTGCGTACTTCCAGTAAGGTTTCGACCATTTCACTCTCTCTCCATGTTCAGCGGGAAATGACAGGCGTAAAGATGGTTTTTCGCCCCCGTAAGACGCGGCGTTTCAATACACTTACGCTGAGCATACGGGCAACGTGGCCCAAGACGACAGCCTATCGGCAATGATTCCAGAAGCGGGATCGCACCCGGCAGCGTGTTCAGACGGCTCTTATGCGGCATGGCGCTGCCAAAATCCGGGATCGCACGAATCAGCGCCTGGGTGTAGGGGTGGTGCGGCGTGGTGATCAGATCTTCACTGGGGGCGGTTTCCACCGTTTGCCCACAGTACATCACATCAATTTTATCCGCCCATTTGCTGAGCATTTGCAGGTCGTGACTGATCAGCAAAATGGTGGTGTTGTTATTCTGATTCAGCCGCGTCAGCAGACGAAATATCTGCGCCTGCGTGGTCGGCTCCATCGCGTTTGTTGGTTCATCCGCAATCAACAGACGCGGCTGATTGGCCAGCGCGATGGCGATCATCACTTTCTGGCATTCACCGTCGGTGAGTTCGTAGGGGAAACTGCGCATTGCGTCTTTATGATCTTTGATCCCGACGCGGTGCAGCAACTCAATGGCGCGGCGTTTGCGCCAGCCGAAACGCTGCCACCAGCGGCCTTTATAGGTCCAGCCGGGGATATTCTGCATCAGCTGCTTACCTACGCGCTCGGACGGGTCAAGGCAGGATTGTGGCTCCTGGAAAATCATCGAGACGTTATGGCCCACCAGCTTGCGACGCTCGCGCGGAGAGAGGCGCAGCAGGTCAATATCATCAAACCGCATGCGGTCGGCGGTGACGCGCCAGTTGTCTTTCGCTACACCACAAATGGCTTTGGCGATGAGGCTTTTCCCGGAGCCGGATTCGCCCACCAGCCCGCGAATTTCACCTTCAGCAAGGGTAATGCTGATTCGATCGACAGCCTTAACCCAGCCCTCACCGGTTTTAAACTCGATGGTGAGGTTGCGGATATCAAGAAGCGGCATTATTGCACCCCCGCATTAATTGCGCGGCGAATACCGTCGCCCAGCAGGTTAATCAGCAACACGCTGACCATAATGGCCGCACCCGGTAACATAACTGTCCACGGGGCGACGTAGATAAGCTCCAGCGCATCGCCCAGCATCGCCCCCCATTCCGGTGACGGCAGTTGGGCACCCAAATCGAGGAAACCCAGCGCAGCGATATCCAGTATCGCCATCGACAGGGCGCGGGTGATCTCGGTGACCAGCCCGGCTGCGATATTCGGCAGGACGGCAAACCAGAGAATATTCAGCGTGGTGGCACCGTCCAGACGGGCAGCAACAACATACTCTTTCTCCAGTTCGTCATGCACCATGCTGTACACAGAGCGAACGATACGGGGCAGGATAGCCAGCCACACGGCAAACATGGCATGCGTCAGGTGCGGCCCGGCAAAGGCTACCACAATGATCGCCAGCAGCAGCGATGGGATAGAGAGCAGGGTGTCCAGAATGTGATTCAGCACCGCCGAGCGCAGACCGTGGGTGGAGCCAGCAAAAATGCCCAGCGCCAGACCGCAAACTGTGGCGGCAAGCGTCACCACAAACGCACCACCCACCGTTGGGGCGGCACCGCTCAGCAGGCGGCTCAGCACATCACGGCCCAGATCGTCGGTGCCCAGGAAGAAGGAAACTTCCCCATAGCGCGACCACGACGGGGGCAACAGTTGATAGCCGAGGAACTGCTGGTCGATACCGTACGGCGCAAACCACGATCCAAATACGCACAGCAAGACCAGACCGGCACAGCCGTACAGGCCGATCATTGCCGTGGTGTCACCATAGAATTTACGCCACACGGTACGTAGCGCACCGGGCGTGCGCTTTTCACTGTATACGCTATCGTAGGGCATATGAATCCGTTTTAAGTTTGTTTGTCATGCTTTATGTCTTTTGAAAAATCCCGCCATTATCAACATCTTGCCTGCTCTAAGTGCTTTAATTTTGTATATCGCGCATTAATTTGAAGGTTATCAATTTACGCAAAATGTGTACACTATTGTGTATATCTTTTCCCGGAGTGTACACATTGCTAACCGATACAAAACTGAGAAAAGCTCTTGGCAAAAAGAGAGACAAAATCGAGGTCATTTCAGACGCTCACGGCTTGAATGTCAGATTGTCTACATCCGGCAGTATAACATTCTTTTACCGCTACAGATGGAACGGAAAAGCGGCTCAATTGACGATCGGCGATTATCCGACCATATCCTTAGCTCAGGCGCGAGAGCGTAGACAGAAGTTCAGAATCTGGCTTAAAGAGGGGTTCGATCCGAGACGACAGACCGTACTGGAGAAACAGAAAAGAACTGATGCGATTACCGTAAAAGAAGCCTTTGATTATTGGGAAAAGCATTACTGCATTCCTGAAGGCCTGGTAAAAATCCACGTGAACCGCCGGGACTTCAACAACCATATCAATCCTGTGCTGGGGAATATGATCGTAGATCAGACCACAAAGGCGCATTGGCTTAGCCTGTTCGACGGTATGGGAAGAAGGGTGGTTACAGGGCAAATGTTAGGGTTGATGCAGCGTGTTTTTCGTTTCTGCTCTAACAGAGGAATAATCAACCTAAACCCAATTGAGAGTCTCAGGCGATCTGATGTGGGGCTCACCGCGGCAGTTAAAGACCGAAGATTGAGTGACGAGGAGATCAAAACTGTCTGGAATGCTTTGCCTGAAATGAGGGAACGACAACAGCTGATCATGAAGTTTCTCATTCTGACCGGTTGTAGAAGTACGGAAATAAGAACGGCAAAGTGGGAATGGTTCGATCTTATGGACCAAACATGGACCATTCCAGCAAGTGATTATAAAACAGGTAAATCCGTCAGGAGAGCGTTACCGGATGCTGTTGTAAAGCTGATGAAATCTCATAAAGAAACATCAATGTCAAAGCATGTTGTTACGTTGTCACGCTATAAGGGGCCAGAGGATGACAGGCCGCCTCTTCAGCCTAACGTTGCGTTATTTTCTGCCCAAATAATTTCCAAGACAGGAATGAAGCCGTGGTCCCTCCATGACCTTCGACGAACCGTGGCGACGCGACTTTCTGAATTAGGTGCGCCGCCACATGTTGTTGAGAAACTGCTTGGCCATCATATGGCAGGTGTCATGGCGAGGTATAACCTGCATGACTACATTGATGATCAGCGCCATTGGCTTGCGGTATGGCAGAACCATTTGGAGAAACTGGTTGGTCATCCTCTGGTTTGATGCCCACTTTTTCTTCCCACTCCAGGAGGTCTGAAAGTCTCCAGCGCTTCGGGCTTCCATTTATCTTCGGCTTCGGAAATGGTTGTGAAAAATATGCCGGCATTCTGGAAGGGGTGCTCCAAAAGTACAGCGTGCTCCGCGAAATTTTGTATCTTGATAAAACTTCACTGGTGATCAAGATATCAACATTCGTATAAGTTGTTTCATTCATATTGCACCTCTCAGTTGCATTGTCCCGGCAGATTGCGCAGCCTGCGGGCACCATTCATGGCTGTCGCAACGTAGCTGGCCCGGCGGTTAACGACTTCCACTGTTACCTTTATCCCATCAACCACTACGGTGTATGTGGTCTTGGTTTTCTGTCTGGCGAATTCACCATAAGTTTCGACGTGCTTCGCGAGAGCGGCATCACATGCCTGGCGAGCCAAAGGGGATTGCTTACTGCGATTAATCAGTCGCATTTCGTCTCCTTGAGGGAGGGTTTCCCCTCCCGATCTCGTTAGTTCACGTATTCCGGTTTCATATCCGCCAGGGTGATGCTGAACTGCTCATGCAGTTCATCGCCCAGGTGACGCTTTGAAGACGCCAGCACGCGTTCAGCTTCGCCAAAGCGTTCTGCCGCGTCGGGTTCATCCGGAGATGGTAGGGAGTTGATCGCCGCTTCCACCTTATTGCGAGCATCAACCAGGTAGTACCGCTTCACTGCTTTGTTCTTAAGCTCGGTAAACAGGGCGGAACCTAGCGTTGCTTTGACGGTTTCGATATCTGCGCGTAGAGCTTTTGCACTATCGACATCCTGGGCCGCCTCGATGCGGTCGCGGAAATCATCAGCAAGTGCATCGATGTTTTGAGCTGATTCCTGAGCCGTTTGAGTCGTAGTGACGTTGTCACCTGAAATGTCTGCAAGGCTAACGTGCTGCGCCGGTGCCGGGTTTACCTCTCGTTCTTCACGGCGATCATCAAGTTCATCAGGGGTGTAGACGCCCAGAATTACATCCGGGCAGAACAGTCTCGCCCAACGTTTGACAGCCAGATATGCCAGCTGCTGGCGTGGGTCGTCAGCCCACAGTGTAGAGTTTCGGGTACGGGCCTGAGCCAGCAGTAAATCAAGTTCCCTCGGCTGATCTTCACCTTTCAGGGTTGCGCTGATAATGATGCCGATCCCGGCTTCGTCAGCCAGGGTCCAGCCCGGGACGCGGTACTCGCCTTTGTCGCCTTTACGGATATGGAACTTTCCAACGACCTTTTCCCATGGCCCATACCATTCATAATCAAATCGGCTGGCCAGTACCCCGCTGCGTGAAATGACGGCATTAACCAGCTGCGCTTCATACCCGAGCACTCCGTTAATCAGGTGCGTCTTCTGCGCTACGGCAAAGGGATTCATCTGCCACTGTGCCGCTTGCATCGCAACTGCCATGCAATCGGCCTGGTTGCCCTGCAGGTGTTTAGGAACGGTGGCAGTTCCCTGCGCCATGATCTGCGCAAATGTGCTGATGGCGTTCAGATACTGGGAATCGAACAGAGCCACGTTGGAGTTAATAACGGTGTTCTGGTCAGCAACGGTAACGTTAGTGTTATTCATAAATCCCCCTTAAGCCTGAGTGCGCAGCGCTTCAAGGCGGCGCATGTCAAAGTCGTTCAGTTCGTCGGTGTAATCATCGATGATCGGCGCCGGCCATTCTCCGGTGTCGAAGCCGGTTGCGATGGCGCGCATCATTTTACGGTACTCGAGCATGCCCAGTTCCAGCAGGTCTGCGGATGCCTCGATGATGGCGATCCAGTGGTAGTTCTCGTCTTTGTTGACGAAAATCCAGAAGAACTGGTCCAGCGCTGCGGTCTCGCAATACATAGCCGCACTGAGGTGGTAGTCCCGGTCAATGATTTCCCGGTGCAGCCGGGCTCGCAGGTTTTCCTGCTTGACGTTCCACATGCTGATGGTTTTCAGGTCCGCACCGATGCGCACGCCGTCCAGTTCAATTTCGAGGTCCGGACGTACACGCACTTCTAAACCTGTTTCGTCGTCAAAACCGAAATAGCTCACTTCAACGGCGCGGCTTGGATGTGTCAGCAGCATGCCGGCGGTCGGGTGAGCCAGGAGTGCAGACTGAATTGCTCGCGCTGTGGCCAACTGCTGGCGAGTAACCAGAATCTTTTCACCAGGGTTGTCGCGCCAGGCATCTAACAGCTCGTCTACGAACACGGCATCGGGCTTAACTGATTTAACTGCCTGGATCATGTCTGCTTTGGTGCCGGACACTTTCAGCGGCGTCGGTTTCTGCGCTTCCTGTGCTACCAAATCAGGATTGATGATCGCTAATTGCTCGAGTAGCGCATCACGGCTGCCGCTGGTTTTAACCGGCACGGGCAGGGTGGCGTTGTACTCTTTAATGCATGCCTTCATTGCTGTTGCTGTCTGCTTCTGGCCTTCTTCAATACGCTGGTACTCAGCTGGGAGAGCCATATAGCTTTGAGCCGTTTCTTCCAGGCTGGCGCCAAGTGGCACTTGAGCGGGAAGGGACGTGTTATGTTCTTCAAGTAACGCTTTAATCTCGTCAGCGCTTAGCAGCGCCGGCAGGCTGGCGTTGTACGCTTCGATGAACTCGCGCAGAGTTGCGGTGGTGGTGAAAGCACCCTCTGGGATCTCAGGTTCTACGCTGAATTCTGCTTCGAGGTTTTCCGGCTGCAGTGCAAGGGCGTGCACCAGATTTCCCATGTCCAGCACTTTGGATGCTGTGCGCGGGATAGTTTTAGCCACATGGCGCGCGTTGAAGTACATCAGGCTGACGCGGGCATCTTTCACTTGGGTTGAGCTAATGCCGTTCGCTGCGTGATAAACGTCATTCGGTAGGCCTTCGTATCGGCCAGGTTCGAAGTCTGCAGGGAACTCCACTTCTGGGTTCGATTCCTGAACGTCAATTGTTGTTTCCTGCAACTGGTCTGCTTCTACGGAATCTGTCTGCGAATTAGCTGCATCAGTGCTTTCGCCCGGTGGTACCGAACCAACATCTTCGTCTTTCTCTGGCTTAGCCGTTTCCATCTGCACATCGCTGGTGGTCTCCGCTGTGTTTTCCGTTTTTTCGACTTCATTTGAGGTGGTATTGATGACTGGATCGGTATTTCCACCCATCAGGCCTTCGATGGAGAACATGCCGCTGCCGAGATTTGCAACCTCCGGTTGTTCAACTTGGGCTTCGGTCTCAACAGCAGGAGCTGGTAACGGCAGTAACTCCACAGCAGAGTTAAACTCAGCCGTCATGGTTTTATTCACAAACTCAAGATGAGCCGCTGGCGTGTGGTGGATGTTTTCCGGCGCTATGCGGATCAGATTGAAGATTGCTGCACGGTTCACCGCCAGTATGCCTGGTTGATTGCGTAAGATTGCGCTCCATGACTTCCATGGTTCTTCTTTCTTGGCCACGATTTCTTTGGCACGTCGTAACACGCTCGAAGGAATCTCGAAGTGGTGGAAGTCCATAGGCAGTAGGGCACATGCGATCTCAAGATCGAGGGTGTCCAGAGTGTGATGCGCGCCTTCGCCGCGATCCGTTACATAGCCACCATCGGCATTGGTCCTAGAATCAGTGCGCTGAACATTACTGATACGATTACCGGCAGCCCATTCACGAACGAGAATGCCGCGATCGATATGCTCGGTGTTGAACCAGGTCTTAAAAAAATGAATGACAAGAGACAGTTCTGTCCGCTTCCCGTCTAACGGGAAGACAGTCTTCAGAGCCTCAACAACCCTAGCAATTTCGAATTCAGTTGCTTTTTTGAACGCATCGACGTTCTCTGCAGCGAGCAGCATGTTTTGAACGTAGCTGTTATCGACATCCATCTCGAGCTGTTGAATTTCTCTCTTCTGCTCAGTGTCGATGTGATAGGCGTACTCGTCAGAAATGAACTGAGCCAGAATGCGCTGACGCAGTGGGAGCGTAGCAACGGTGAGCAGCTCAGGCATCTTTGTGTCGGTAGCAGTAATACTGCAAGTCGACTGCTCAGAAGAGTTCTGGTGAGAATCTTCAAGCTGTAACTTCACTTTCCACGTACGCTGGTCTTCGTCCAGTTCGTAGCGTCTGCACCAGGTGTAATCCACTGTGCTTTCTTCAGGCAGATCGTTGTAAACGGGGAAATCGGTGCGAACCGGTTTGGCGTAATCCTTACCGCGGCTGGTTTTAATACCAGCATCTTCCAGCTCGACATCGAGCTGCAGGTTGGCACGGGCTTCAGATTTCGCAGTGAACCAAATCACTGCGTCTTCTTTGCCAGATTTCTGCGTAGCCTTCACTACATAGAAAAATTCCATGTGAGATCCTCTTTTTTGGATGTAAGATCCCCGGGCCAGAGAAAGCGCCCATTGGGTGAACTTTGGTTTTTTAAGTAGTTTTCCGGTGTAACTTTGGTCGGGAGCACCGGACGTACGGGCCGCCTTGCGCGGCTTTTACGTTATGCCTCGTGGGCCATCTGGTCGTACGAAGCACAACGTTCAGAGCAGTATTCTTTTTCTTTGCGCGCCAGCTGTGAGCCGTTGCGATAGAGAAGGGTACTTTTGACTACTTTCTCCGGTTCAACCGGCTTGCCGCAGTACCCGCATTTCGTTGAGTTACACATCTGGATTCCCCTTTTGCGCCAGCAGGTAGCACAGGCGACGAAGAATCACTTCGAACAAGTTAAGTTTTACGGCTTGCTGCCGTCCTGGTTTGCGTGCGAAATCAATCATTCTCACCCTCGTTTGCCTTATCGCCGGCCAGCGGAACGTTTACACCTGATGCGCGTTAATCTCTCCACCTCATCCGACTATTCGTATGCCGTCGGAGGCTACTTCGTGGGCGTCCTGCCTTGGTGGTTCGTAGTGCGTCTTGGTGAGATTGATTAAACACAATGTTTAAACCTGTGTCAACAAAATGAGTATTTTTATATAAACAAAAAGTTTAATTATGGTTTGTCAGGCGTGAGATTTGTGAGTTTGAGGCGCAAAAAATTAACGGAATGGTACAGACCGGAGAGAGAGGGAGGTTTTACATTGTGGCGAGTTGATAGGGTAGGATAACCACAAACCCGGTATGGTGGCCGGGTTGTAGGTTTAGGCGGGAAGGTATAAATATGATTGCGGTGGCTTTATGTTTTGGCCTAATGAGGAAATCGGCATAGGATTCTCAAATCTTTCCACATCGCCTACCTTTATAGCGTATGCCTTTTCCCTTCCAAAGTAATAGCTATCAAAGAATTTTTTAGATATCCCTGCATAGTCTTTTGTCTTTTTCCATACAGCTTCAGGTTCGTCTGATAAAATGTAGTCTATTGAAAATTGCCCCACAACTTTACCTAGCGGCATTGTTGCATATATTACAACAGTGCTAATTTCCTGATTTTTAAAAATACCTTTGCGGAACTCGAACCTCTTAGTTCCGTTTAGTATTTTTTCAGCGAATTCAGGTTTAATCGACAATAAAACTTTCATTAATGCAGCCCAATTCTAGAATTTCATTAAATTGCCGGTCAGTGAGTTCAAAATTGCCCCATCTGCCATTGCGGTCTCCAGTCAAACCGACTTGATCAAGCAGCATTGCACGATTAGGACGTTTTTGCAATGCAATATTATATGTAAATTTAACAATATAAGGCAATTTCTTAGAGCGATAAAAATCCCGTAATTCAGACTCTGAAAACACGCTAAATTTACGGCATTGATCTACAAAAGAATTTTCATCAGTAAAGCTGGTGATTAGTCGTACAGATTCTACTACACATATAGAACTGGCCACTGATCTGTAACGCGCTGAACCCTGTCCATCGGTCATGCGATAAATAACGATAATATCTCCTCGATTCATGTTCTGAACCGAATGCATAGCACATATGTATATTTTGTGAATGCTGTTTGTATGAGAGACGTCGCGAACCACGTCGGGAGATTCATTAATCAGTTTGGAGTCAGGAAAGAGTCTTGTATGATACTCAGGTTTGATTGCAAGGATAAATTTCTTTTTGTTCCTTGGTAAAACCAAAGGGTAGTCAAGCAATACATCGCCGTAAATATCATTTAAGTTACGGGCATATACAAACTCTTTGCCGTTTTGAGTTTCTTTTTCCCCATGAATATAAAAACCGTAAGTTTGAAACAATTTTACAAGGTGCTTGTGTTTTTCAAAAACAGTTACATATATATCATCGGAGTTAGAGTTAAAGGCGTGGTCGAATGCTTTCTTTAAAAAGCGTTGTCCTCTCAAGGTGCCTTTTGATTCAAATTTAAATGTTCCGATTTTCAGGTGTTTACCTTTAGGTAGAGCTGGAGATATATCTCCCGCATCATCATCTTCCTTCAGGTACATGAATCCTTCAATGTTAAAATTCTCATCATAGAGAACATAAGCAAAATCACCATTCCTTGCTTTCTTGTTCATCCATTCGGGGAATTCTTTATAGTCTTCCTTTAAACTATCAAAGAAAGGATCGTCATGGTTAAAATCAGAAAACCTTTGAAATTTAAGACTATCCATATCTTTACTCCCAATGATTAGATTCAGTTTTTTTAAGTCATTGATGGGACAATTTATGTTTATTTCGGGGTTCCAAAAACTTCGCGCAACCAGAAAACTCTAATCCTCTTGCGATCGGATTCGACCTTTCATGTACTTTTCATACAACTCGTCCAGCTCTTTCAGACGAAGCGCAAAGATACGGAGCATGTTCTGTTGCTCTTCTTCTGGAAGTTGACGGTATAGCTCCAGTAGACGTTGTTCGTCAGGCTTCAGTCCGTCCTTCTCACCGACATCTTGACCAAGAAGCCACTCAAGGCTTACCCCAAGAGCATCCGCTAATTTTATCGCTGAGCTTTTCCCAATGGTCCCACGAACGAACCAGTTATTGACCGACTGAGCACTGACGCCGCAAATGCGGGCCATGTCAGATTTGGTCAATTTCTTCAGTTCAAGGACTTCGTTAAGTCTCTGAACTTGTGGGTGGTTAATCTGATGAGTTTTTTCTTTCATGGACGAATTCTAAACCAAAAGTTTATTAGCTCAATATTCAAAATGTTGACATTAAGATAAACAAAATGTTTAATCTAGCCGTTACCAATGGAGCAAATTATGAAAGCAATTGATAAAGCAATTACCAAAGCAGGAACAGCTTCACGATTAGCCAAACTCCTGACCGTAAGTGCAATGACAATCAGTCATTGGCGAAATAGATATAAGGGCGTGGTTCCTGCAGATCGTGTCCTGCCAATTTACTTAGTAACCGGAGTAACCCCCCATGAACTGCGCCCCGATCTCTACCCAAACCCCACAGATGGTTTACCTAAACAGGAGCCTTAACTATGCAAACTTTTTCATTTCAACAGAGTAGCAGAGCGTCCTCTAATCCAATGATATTCCCGTGTCATCAAAGCGAATCGGCAGCGCAGGATATTGATCATCGCGATATTTGTTCTGCAGTCCGGGCGTGGGCAGCGGCAGAAGGGCGCGTAGCTGTTGCGCTTCAAATCCAAGAAGCGGCGGAAGAACTTCAACTTGATGGTGTGGATTTCTCAGGCCAGGCCGATGTCTGGAACGTGAAGCTGTTCCGCTGGCTCGACAACAAAGAAGACTCCGCATCGTACCGAAAGAACGTCGAACAGCTGCTGCCAGCGATCATGTCCGTATTACCGCTTCGATACCGCGACCGTGTCGTAAAGAACGACTCGTTTGCCTACAGGATGGCCCGGCTGGAAAAAGAGGTGAGTGAGGCGAAGCAAGCTTTGATGCTCGATGCACCGAAAAAGGAAAAGCTGAAGGAGTTAGGAGAGGGGATTTTCGAAATGTTCAGGATCGATCCGGACCTTACGGCGCCACTGCTGGCGATGGTCACAACCATGCTGGGGGCAATGTGAAGACTTCAGAAAAGGCGAAAGCCGGTCTGCGCTAACAGAACCGACTTTCAGGTGCAAAAACGGAGTGTAATTGCGGAGCTAAGTATGTCAAACACAGCTGAAATTATCAATTTCCCCCACAGAACCGAACAACCGGGAGGTCGTATGGCCGACCTGTCGAACGGGTATACCAAGGTCGCTAACGAGATCCAACAGCTCAAGCCTCGTCTGAGAATGTCAGGCCGGGAGTGGCAGTGTTTTGAGGCAGTGATCTGGCTTACCTACGGCTGGAACAAGAAACAGGACCGTGTGACGAACACAGTGATCGCTGAGCTTACAGGGCTCAGTGATTCCCACGTTTCGGATGCGCTCAAATCGCTCGCAGAACGCAAAATTATCTTCAGTCAGAAGCAGGGCGTGATGAAAACGGTCGGTATAAATACTGACCTTTCCGCCTGGACTTTAGACAAACCGAAATCGGGAAAAGTCTTCCCGAAATCGGGAAAAGTGTTACCGAAAACGGGAAAAACCTTCCCGGAAACGGTAGACACCCAAGACTATAACAAGAACAATAATAAAATATCCTCGTCTCGGAATTCTGACGAATCCCGAAACCAGAAAACTCAAAAGTTTCTCTCACGCCATCCTGAAGCTGCAGACGGGATATACACCCCGGCAGGTAAATCATGGGGATCCGCTGACGACCTCAAGGCGGCTCGCTGGATTTACGACAGGCTCCTCACCGTCAATGCATCGCTATCCGAACCAAACTGGGCTGAATGGGCAAACACCATCAGGCTGATGCGTGTCCAGGACAAGCGCACTCACTACGAAATTTGTGATTTGTTCCAGTGGGCCAACCGGGACGAGTTCTGGAAAGACAACATCCTGAGCCCCTCGAGTCTGCGCAAACAGTGGGATCAGCTCACTACCAAGCGGCTGCGTGCAACCGGAACGGTAAAGCAATCCCTGGGCGGCATCGACCTGCATAACACCGACTGGATTGACGGGGTGCTGGAATGAAAAACCTCTCAGAGAGCATTCGCAATTTTGACCGGGAACAGGCTCGCCGCGTAGCGCACAACCTGCCTGAGCAGTACACCGAGCACGAGCAAACGCAGCAGGTGGCGCAGATTATCAACGGGCTATTCGTACAGCTGGCTGCCGCGTTCCCGGCAAGTCTGGTTAATCGCAGCCAGGAAGACGTGAACGAGATTCGCCGTCAGTGGGTGCTGGCCTTCAAAGAAAACGGGATAAACACCATGGAGCAGGTTGAAGCCGGCATGCGTATGGTGCGTCGCCAGGATCGCCCGTTCCTGCCATCACCTGGCCAGTTCATCAAGTGGTGCAGGGAAGGGCGCTGCGTGCTGGGGATCACTACCGCTGACGTGATGGCTGAATACTGGAAGTGGCGTAAGCTGGTGTTCCGTTACCCGAGCAGCGAGCAGTATCCGTGGCCGAAGCCTGTTTATTACCACATTTGCCTCGAGTTGCGGCGCCGCGGAACCGATGGCCAACTGAGCCACAAAGAGCTTGAGCGTGAAGCTGGCGAGATTATGAATATGTGGGAAAGGCGGGTGGTGGCTGGGAAGCCGATTCCACCTGTTCGACGGGCGCTGGCCGCGCCAGTGGCTCCGAAGGGGCCAACGCCTGCAGAAATTCTCAAAGCCAAGTACGAGCGCATGAAAGCTGGTGGGAGGATATAGCGATGAGATGATCCGTTGTGAGTTAAAAGCGTTTGTTAAAGTAAATGAATAAAAATTATAGTCTTTCAACTTCCATCTAATAACAACACCATACCTATGGTAATTGTGCCCACGAAATGTAAAAATTGACTAGGTTGAAGCAACCTCATAAAAGAGTCCGTTGATAAGTTTGTCTGATACTAAAACCGGAATGGTTATGAGCGATAAACTAGGGTTCTTTAACTATCAAAATTTGAGTTCTGCCGTCTATTACTAGATAGGGATTACCTTATGTCTCTCCGCTTAAGACAAACATTTAATCTTTTTCCTGGTGTACGCCTTAACATTGGTAAACGTGGTGTAAGCGTGAGCATTGGTGTGCCGGGGGCAACACTAAATGTTGGACAAAAAGGAATTAAAACTACGATAGGGTTGCCTGGATCAGGTTTGTCGTATTCATCAACTCTTTTACCCTACGAGAATAAGCGACCAGTAACAAATCCATTCAATCCAAACACTAATGAATCTCATTTAGATGAGCCTAATACCACTCCCAATAACACTCCATTAAACGCCAAAGTTTATCTGCCGCAAGCTGGCATGAATGAAATTTCTAGCGCTTCTGTTGAGGTTCTGACAAGTACATCTCTTTTACCTTTACGAGATTTGATTGCCAAAGCACGCGAGCAAAAAGCCGAGGTAAAAGCTGACTTACAAGAAGCGCTAGCAGAGGAATCGAAACAAAAGAGTGAATTGGTTCGTCGAAAATCAAGTCTGTTCCGTTGGTTTTACAAGCGCCGAATTGCTGAACTTGAAACAGAACTTCCTCAATTGAAAGCAGAAATTGATCGCCTCATATCCTGGGAAGACAACACCAAAATTTCGATAACTTTTGAAAGCAGTGATGCTTCGCAGCGAGCATATGCTGCAATGGTAAGAGCCTTCGACGCTTTAAAGTCAAGTAGCAAAATATGGGATATTACGGCGGATAGGGCTACAGACCAATTTGCCGAAAGGACATTAGCTACGAGAACTGTGAACCGATACCCCGTTAACTTCGATTTCAGTTCAACTGACATCATTCAGTTCGCAGGGCGAGCGATGTGGTTTGAAAATATCAATGGTGATGATATTTTGCTCTACCCTGGTGTTGCTGTCCTTCCACGTGCCGATGGTGCCTTCGCTCTGATTGATTTACGCGAATTAGAAATCAAAGCAGAACCTCGGGGATTTCATGAAGAGGATGGTGTACCGATTGATGCCAAAGTTGCCGGTCATACATGGGCAAAAACGAACAAGAATGGCTCTCCAGACCGCCGATTTAAGGACAATTATCAAATCCCTATCTGTATTTATGGGAATATTACTTTTCAGTCTCAATCCGGAGTTACTGAAGAATACATGGTATCAAATGCAGAAGCCGCACTTGCCTTTTCAGAGGCTACGAAACGCTACCAACTGTCACTTAACGAATAGGAGATGATTTAACATCTGCTGATGTCTCTATCGCTTCCCTCCTTCTAGTGTCTGATCATAAAAACTCATATCAGGCGAGCTAGTAACTCACTGATTATGACGTGGCGCTTTTGTGTCATGCTGAAAGACCTACTTCTATGTCTCCTGAAAGCCTGCTTGCCCTCAGGCTAAACGAACCTTAGAAATTTCTAAGTGGTAATATTCACATAAGTCTTCTTCATGTGTGTTATAACCGAGTTAGAAATCGCCACGACGGGCGGTTAAGAGGCTTCTCATGAAACTACGTATTACAAGAGCAATCGGCCTCAGCAAGTTCTCGCCACGTTGGGTTAAGGTTATCTGTTTACGGTTGACTAAAAACGATATTGAGCGCTCCCTCAACGCTCTTCTGGCCACAATTGACGAATCTGAACTCTCCTCTGAGCAAGTAAAAGCATTGAGGGAATGCGTTGACAGAATTAACCTGGCAAGGGGAAAGGGGATGCAGGCGTGAGCACTTTCGATGAAAGGTAAGCCAATACTGTATAGGCGCGGCAGCGCTTGCTGCCCAAGTATCGCTTACCGGTCGATACCAGCTGAGCTTTAAAAGCCAAATATGACTGGATAAAAGCTGAAGGGAGGGCACAGGGATGAACTGGTCCGCTTTGAGCGAGGAGCGGACATTTACTTAACTGGATGGCAAGAGACTTCATACTACAGCTCATACATCACGGTTGGCTTGAAACGACAGATTATTCAAGCAGCGAAGCTGATCGTTATCATACAGATGGTTGAGTCTGGAGTTTTCAGGAATGGAAAGACATCGCCCACATGGTCGTACCGTAACCACATTAGAAGCAGATGTACTTTGTGAATTTTGATTGTTTCAACCTATAGGTTTGAAGCTTTTATTAAAAAAAATAACTCAGGAATTTGCGAATTATGAGAGACAAACAAGCATGGACAACCTATGTTACTTTCATACAGAATGAAGCGATATGATAAAAAACACTGACTTTAGTGAGTAAATTCAGGAGATTGCGATGTTTAACTTAATCATGGCAGGAGAACCGGACGTTTTTGACCGCTGGCCGTGTATGGATCCTGAGCTTAAAGAAGGCGAGGATAGCTTCTCGATGTCCCGCATGCTGGAAGGCACCCCAAGCGATATTTACAGTAAATTAATACCAGTAAGACCCAATACCTTAAAAGCACTCGCCATGCTACCGGTGTTGTTCATGACCGAAACTTATATGAAAGATGATGAAAATGATAAAAACAAGTACATTAGGGTCAGGCTTGGGAAAATAAGGCATTTACGTAAAGATGGTGATGATATTCTATTTTCCTTCGAAATTAATCATGATTTTGGAGAAATAACAAACCCCAAACCGGCATTATATAAAGAAACCCTAGAGCTAGGATCTTTCGGGTTAAGTCGTACGCACTGGGCAGTAAAAGATAAGGATTTGAATATTGTTCTGGAACGGCTGGGTTTAGACAAGAAAAACAACCACCTGAAAGGTACAATAAAATTAAAAAAACAAAAATACCAGGTGGTTGAAAATGTCAGAGATTATCTTGATTTTATTAAAAAAAATACTCAGGATGGTCTCGTTACCTTTTATCGTGGGCACTCTAAAAGCTCATATGAGCTTGTCCCCTCTCTTTACAGAAAGAATGAAAACGGGACGTACAGGCATCTTGCTTCTGAATCTGACTTAGTACGTGAAATACTCAGTGCAAGACCTAATGAATTTAAGGAGGATAAATTTACGATTGATAAACTTGTCCGCATGCAGCATTATGGCCTGCCTACAAGACTTCTGGATATAACATCTAACCCACTGATAGCATTATACTTTGCCTGCAGTTCGAATCCTGATGAAAACGGGCAGGTGATTTCGTTCTCAACAAACAGAAAGAAAATTAAATATTTCGACTCAGATACAGTGAGCTGCATAGCAAATTTATCAGTTTTATCTTACGAAGAGCTGAAAAAATTGTCTTCCATTGATGTCAGAAAAGATACTGTAAAGCTATCTGAACTCACTGATAAACTTGCAGACCTTATACAGAATGAAAAATCATATTTCAGAAACAGGATTATCCCTGATGATTTAAAAAAAGTTGTTATCCTTAAGGCTAAAATAAATAATGAACGCATACAGTCTCAGGCTGGCGCTTTTCTTTTGTTCGGACTTGATCCCATTTTACCGGAAACAGATGCTGATTTTCCTCTCAACAGAGTGGAGATAGCAAACAAAAATAAAATTCTGGACGAACTGGCGCAGCTTAATATATCCGAAAGCACTGTATATCCCAGCATGGAGAAAACGGCAGCGGAAATTGCAAAAAAATATTTATCGATATCATAAAGCGATAAACTAATAGCAAAGAAAACTAAGACTGCGCAGTCTTTAGGTGGAACTGCTCATCGGGGAAGGTTTCAGGCTCAGGGTCAAAAACTGGAAGCTTCAGTGGCCTTGACCTGCTCCCTGTTGATTAATACACCGCGATGTTAGCAACGTCCGCTTCTGGCACAATGCGGACATGCCATCAAGGACTAGAACAGCTAAAACAACTGACTTATGATCATATTGAATCACTACGGTTATGACGAAACGAGTATGTGCCATGCTTGAAAAAATGTCACAGGACTCGCCGTAAATTAGCAAGCATTACGCTGGGGCCAGCTCATTTCTGGCCACCAGCCTGAAATGGGCTTCAGTTATTGTGTTCTGATGAAAACAGTCCTTGAAAGGGTCATTTGCGTCTGACAGTCGACCATTTTCTTAACTTCTGAATCAGTTCCCTGCATTGAAACTTTGCCACACATAGCATCCTTTGTTTTGATCCACTGGCGCTGAGAAGGCAGTAACTCCTTTTTCTTTGTCGGCGTTAATGTGCTCCAGGCGGTATTCAAATCAGAGTCGGCATTCGCAAAGGCCATTCGGGACTGATCAAGGCTCCCAGTGTTTTGCTGTTGGACCTGCTGTTCTGCCTTTTCTTGTGCCTGCAGCTGTGTCTGTCTCTCAATTTGCTGCTCTGCCTCATACTGGGCCTGTTGCTGCGCCCTGAGTTGAGCCTGCTGTTGCGCTTCAATTTGGCTCTGCTGGGCATCCTTAGCCTGTTGGATCTTCTGCTGTTCAACGATCGGGTTGATAATTGAAAGCGATGTAAGTGCAGCGGCACCCACAGATATCGGATTATCAGAGGAGGCTTTTACGAAAACGTTTTTCTGATCGTCGGTCGCCTGTGCTGTGTAGGAAATGCGTTTTGAAAAGCTGTTTGCGTTGTTATCTAAAGACAGGCTTTCCATTTGCTTATCGAGATTACGGTTAAAGTTTTTTCTGTAAGCATCAGAAAGCTGAGCGTACTCATTCGCAGGTAGGGTCATCGTCACAGTACCTTCACACGTTTTCATTGTGCTACCCGTGTCACTTGAGGTTGTGGAGATTTCAGAGATGACCAGTTTTATCTTGTCCAGGGCGCTTCGTTTGGTCTGATTTGTGACGTCAGGATATTTGTCGACCTGTTCAGAGAGTCCTTCATAAGCAGATTTTTTTAATAAATCCATGAGCGCTGACTGGGTCATTTCAGAAGAACAACCGATCACGTCTTTTTTATCATCACAGCCTGTAATGGCAACGGCGAGTATGAGTGCTGCATATTTTAATCTCATAAGTTCCCTTTATATTAAGGATTGGCTTTGATGAGGCGGTATGTAATCAGTCCGGATGGCCAAAGCAAACAGCACTGAACACTGAACGCGTCACAAGCAAGGACCAGAGTAGTATCGGCAATGGCTGAAAAATCTTTAATTCAAATTTTGGGAACATTTGCAAAGGGGACTTGAACGATCATCTCAAAGCGCTAATCCTGCAACGCAGGAAATCGCTGTAGAATGTGGTCATGACATGTTACTTGTGAGTCATGATACATATCCAAATGTTCATTCATGCTTCAGCTTTAAAACACTCAAACCACAGAAACTCCAAGTCTTCACGCTAGAAGTTACCTCTTGCTTGTTTGGGGGGACACATTCTCCGTGCGATACATTGTGATCTCATAAAACGTTGCAAAATCCGTTACATAAGTTTATAAATACACTGTATATGCATACAGTAATTCGTTACGGAGGGGAAATTGAAAATCGAGATAACCATTGATCGCATGAAGAAACTTCCTGATGGAGCTATGCCTGCGCTCGAGTCAGAACTGCTTAAAAGGCTCAGCAAGCAGTTCGATAATTGTCAGCTAACAATCAAGCGTGCCAGCAATGATGGACTGAGTGTTTTCGGGGGCGACAAGAAAGAGGTTGAGCAAATCGTGCAGGAGACCTGGGAAAGCGCCGACGAGTGGTTTTATTAATCGCGTGAATTTCACTGGAGCAGTTTCAAAGAGTATCGCTGTTTGCGTTCCCCTGGCTGTTCCCGATTACTGTTTACCGCGTCAATAAGTCGCTCTGGGGGAAATAGTGTGTAGTGCAGATGCCTTTAATGCAGATGATCAATGGTACGACGTGGTCAGAAGGGCCGATAAAGCAGTTATCTATAGCTTCCCGGCTGAAGGGAGATATCTGGTTTATCGAGTAAATGGAATAGTTTCATTACGACCGTTACTCGAAGAGGAAGAAATCTTCACTCTCAACGGGGTCATGCAATTTGCAAAACGGCTTGGGTACCGAATTACACCACCGTCTGATATTATTCTTTCATAGGCCTGAACAACCTATACCTGATGCGCCACGGAGAGAACCATGGCGCTAGAATTACAACTTATAAAACACTACTCAGGAATACTGATCCCGGCTACGCCCGAGACCAGCGATATCCTGCAATCAAAAACCCGGCTCGGCGATGTTCTTGTTGCAGAGTTCAGGCGGGTACGAAACCCGGCATTTCACCGGCGCTTTTTCGCTCTTCTCAATCTCGGTTTTGAATACTGGGAACCAACCGGCGGGGCTATCTCGAGTAACGAACGGAAGCTGATTACCGGCTACGCCAAGTTCCTGGCTTCGTATGCCGGGAATGAGGGCGCGCTGATCGATGCTGCTGAGCAGTATCTTGAGCAGGTTGCATACCGCCGGGTCACAAATGGCATTAGCCTGTGCAAATCCTTTGACGCTTACCGCTCCTGGGTGATCGTCGAAGCAGGGCACTTTGATGCCATTCATCTGCCTGACGGCACACTCAAAAAGCATCCTCGTAGCATCTCGTTTGCCAACATGGACGAACTCGAGTTTCAGCAACTCTATAAAGCTGCGCTCGATGTTCTCTGGCGCTGGGTCCTGTCCCGTTCATTCTGCAGTCGCGATGAGGCCGAAAATGTCGCCGCTCAGCTGCTTGGCTTTGCGGGGTGATGGAATGAAGAAGACTTGGTTCCACCACACCGATTGCAGCACCGAACAGGCCGACGAACTGGTTAAGCGTTACAAAGCGCGCGGCGTGCGTGTTGAGCGCGGCCTTAATCCGGACTTCGTAACCTGGACGGTCAGTGCTTACCTTCCGACCTCAAATACTCCAGCGCGCCCGGATAGCCGCTGGAAAAACAGGATGTGGGGGTGAGCGTGAAGACATATCTAATTACTTTGCCCTGGCCGCCGAGCAATAACCGATATTACCGACACAACCGCGGGAGAACGCATATCAGTGCTGATGGCCTTGCGTACCGCTATGTAGTCGCCAGCGTCATTCGAAGCGCCCGGCTTAATATCCGCACGGCCGCACCACTTAAAATACGCATTGAATGTTACATGCCAGATCGCCGGCGCCGCGATCTGGATAACCTGCAAAAAGCTGCATTTGACGCTTTAACCAAGGCGGGATTCTGGCTGGATGACTGCCAGGTTGTCGATTATCGAGTTGTGAAAATGCCTGTCGTTAAGGGCGGGAAGTTAGAACTCACCATTACCGAGCTGGAGACCGCATGAATCTTGAAAACACCCTCAAATATCACTTCGCCAAATCGACAATGATTAGCGACTCTCCGCGCGCTACGGCGTCAGACTCATTAACCGGAACGGATATCATGGCCGCTATGGGTATGACGCAGGAACGGGCAGCATTGGGTTACAGTGCTTTTCTCGGGAAAATGGGCATCAGCAACAATGACCGGGAGAGGGCGATTGAGTTGCTGGCCCAGTATGCGCTGACCAAGTGCGATAGGGTTGCGGCATTACGGAAGCTTGATGCAGAGAATAAACCACTGGTGATGCATCAGCTGGCCACCTTCGCGTTCGAAGACTATTCGCGCAGCGCCGCCAGCGTGAAACAGTGCGATGGCTGCAATGGGGAAGGGTTTATTGACGCTGAGGTTTTCAGCATGAAGTCCCACACTCCGGCAAAAGAGAAGAAATTCGTGAAGATGTCGCTGAGTATGGGTGTCGAAAATATTCGACCTTCTGAGTATGAGGTGCGTAGGCAGGTCATGGAGGTAGCGCGCGTTCTCTGCCCTCAGTGTAAGGGCAAGAAGGTCGTTAGTTGTGCGTGTAAAGATTGTCATGGACGCGGGAAAGCCGTTAATCAGGCTCTTACAGAACAGCAGGGCGTTCCGGTATTGGCTGATTGCAAGCGCTGCAGCGGTCGTGGTTATGAACGAATCCCATCGACCGAGGCATACGCCGCGGTGTGCCAGATAACGGAAGCAATCAGTCTCGATACTTGGAAGAAGTCTGTTAAACCATTTTACGATCAGCTAATCACCAAGTTTGACATCGAAGAGGCCTGGGCTGATGCACAGCTGAAGCAGATAACAAAGTAGGGCATTATTTTATCGTGAGCTATTTACTTTTCCCGAATCTGTGGTAATTTTGCTCTAACGATGGGTTATTGCCTTCGTTTAAAGCCCTGCGGTTTACCCTGTGGGGCTTTTTTTATCGCTGCAAAAAGACTCTTCTTTTATAAAAAAGCCATTAAGTAAGAAAAATCCTAAAGGGCCGCTAATGGTTTACCTCAGTATCATAAATTTCATTTCAACTGCTACTTTTTAAAAGGCATTTGATAATGCTCTCGATACCATAACTAGATTTATCTGGGTGTAAGCCCAAATCGCAGAGACAACTGCATGACCCGTTGACCAGTGCTCTCCAGCTGGTCTTTTTTTTCCGCCATTAGCTCAACGGGAGAGAGCACGGAGCTTCTACCTCTGTGGTTCGGGGTTCGAATCCTCGATGGCGGATCAGCGCATACTTAATTTATTATTTAGTATTTCTAACGCTATAACGATGCGGATAAAGCTAAACTCTGTTTACCTAACGGAGGTGTAGCTATGAAAGAAGGCTTTTACTGGATTCAACACAACGGCAGAGTACAGGTTGCTTACTTCAGCAATGGCGTTACTGAAGACCTTGAGACGGGTCTTACTTTTAATGGTATTTGGCATCTGACACAGGGTGATGACATCTGCGACAACGGAGAAGCTGAGGTTCTCGCGGGCCCCCTTGCTCCACCAATAAGCCACTAAATATATTCCACTGAATTTATTGCACTTTATAACTTTAGAGCTAATCTTCTAATTATCCGGTGGAATGGATATTGAAGTACTATGTCCTCAGTGCTTTTACTAACAGCGTGCATGCTGTTAGCGTCTGGTTGCCTGCTCGCTGAGTGGGCTTTTTTTTGTCCAGAAATAACGCATTGACCTTTGAAATGTTTAGCGCGTAAATTATTTGGTGGTGAATCCTTTCTAAGCGAAAGGGCGTTCCAGCCAACTGCTATCTGCAGGTATGCACGCGTCTTTGCTGACTGGGGTAAAGACACCGGGAGGCACCCGGCACCATGACAACAACAATACAGTTTCAAATTCCTTGAGAGCCTGCCGTAAAAAGCAGGCCTTTTTTTATGAATTTTCAATCTGCTGCTACGCTTAAAAAGTGGGTCGAAGATAACTGCCTGATGGTTCTCCAAAACCATTGTGAATCAGCCCGATACTGCATCACTCTGGTCAGTTAGCTTAACTCACGACTACCTACCTTACTTACTAATAGTCACTCATTAGCCCGCTTTAAAAGAGCGGGCTTTTTTTTATTCTTCAGCATAGCACCCGCTAATATCGCGAGGTGAGAGTATGTATCGCATGGATAAATTAACCACAGGTGTTGCTTACGGCGCTTCAGCCGGCAGCATCATCAACGGCATTCTGAATGCCTTCAGTCCCGAGCAATGGAATGCTATCGGTGTGCTGGTGGGTATCATCGTTGCTGTACTGACGTACCTGACAAATCTCTATTTCAAGATCCGCGAAGATAACCGCCGCAGCAGGAGCCGAGATGAATACGACACTCAGAAATAAGCTGGTGGGTGCAATATTAGGCGGCTCCGGAGCAATCACAATTGCTGCTGTGATGTTGGGCAATGCGGATGGGCTGGAAGGGCGTCGCTATTACGCCTATCAGGACGTGGTCGGCGTCTGGACCGTTTGTGATGGGCACACCGGTGCCGACATTCGCCGCGGTCACCGTTACACCGACAAAGAGTGCGACAACCTGCTGAAGGCAGATCTGCGAAAGGTGGCAAATGCCATCGACCCGCTGATAAAGGTTCGCATCCCTGAGCCCACGCGCGCCGCGCTTTACTCTTTCACTTACAACGTTGGATCTGGAGCTTTCGCCAGCTCAACTCTGCTGAAGAAGCTGAACTCCGGTGATGTGTCTGGTGCCTGCAAAGAACTGCAACGCTGGACGTATGCCGGTGGCAAACAGTGGAAGGGTTTAATCACCCGGCGCGAGATTGAACGTGAAGTCTGCGAGTGGGGCCAGAAATGAGCCGATTAACCGTAATCATCTGCGCTGTCGTTATCTGCCTGCTGGTTTCCATGACTTGGGCGATTAAACACTACCGCGACAACGCCATCACATACAAAGACCAGCTCGATATAGCCGCCGAGAAGCTCAGCCTGGCGAACGCCACCATCAAAGATATGCAGACCCGCCAGCGTGACGCAGCTGTACTGGATGCTAAATACACGAAGGAATTAGCCGATGCGAAATCTCAGCTTGAAGATCTGCAGCGTTGCGTTAGCACTGGTAAGTGTGGGCTGCACGTCAACGCCAGATGTCCCGCGAACGGAACGGCCGGCGCCAGCGGCATGGGCGATGCTTCCGGCCCCCGACTTACTGACTCCGCTGAACGGGATTATTTCACCCTCAGACAGCGAATCGTCAAAGTAACGAAGCAGATCGGTTATCTTCAAGAATATATAAAAAATCAGTGTCTTAAGTAACCGATCGGCAGAGAAGAGTTTTTTATCTCACTTAAGCTTTAACCTTAATAACTCACGCATTTCTTTTTTTGCACGAGCAACAAATTCATCCTCAGTTTCGTTTTGGCGAGTAGGCCCAATTTTAGAATCGAGTTCATCAAGGAAAGAATCTTGAGTAACGATCTTTTCGGCTTGCTCAGAAAACTTAACAATATCCTTGTTGCTCCTATTGTTGAACGCGCCGCTAAGCGTTATCCCAGTGGCGATCTTAGTGACAAGTGCGGTGGATTTAGAGATAGTGCTTGTAAGTGAAGCAATTCCAGTACCTGTACTACCTGCTTTCGCTACTACATCTTTTAGCTTTACCATGTTATGCATCCTTGCGTTGTTGGAAATATTCTCTGAAGAGGGAGGTAAAGCTCTCGACAATCGCATCTATTATCTTTTCTTTTTGTTGATCGCTGAGCCCGTCCCACAAACTCATAAAAAAACCAAACAGTTTAATAAGCAAATTTAGCATTAAAAATCCCCTTTTTTATCAGATTTTTCAGTAAATTATATCAAATTATGACCATGTGCAAACGATTCAAACAGTGTCGCTAACTAACAATCGTCTTAGATAGACAAAACATAATCCCATTCCGAAGATTGAGAGGTTCTCAATAGCCAACATCTACCAAATCACACTAACCACCCAAATAGGCGAAACCTTCACGGGCAAGATGTCACGACGTCAGCCTGAGATGGTTAACGGCTTTGTGCCGCTGACTACCGAGACGGGAGAGTGGCTTAAATTCGCTTTCGCCGATTTGAAACACGTGCGTTTCAAGCCAGTATCATCTGAGGGTGATTACGAGGGAAGAACATCATGAAAGCGAGTGTAGATGTTATCAGCTTCGCCCTCTATATAAGAGTGCACTTGGCGCCCTTACGTGAAGTGTTTGATGAGTTCCAGCGAAAGGTGAGTGAGCTTAGTCCACGAATCACAGCAAAGGACACGCTACGAATCCTACTTCTCGGAATGACCTTCGGTTACCTTAAGGTCAATACAAGCTTGGATGATAAGCTCATTCAGATAAACTTAGAGGATAAGAGGTAGAATGGCGATTATTGCTGGCAATAGTATTAAAACGAAGGATGCTCCAATTTTCCATGCACTGTTAATTTTCAAATTAGATATCGCAGCTTGCAAGGCTGTTACACCAAGGGCTAAAAAGGTTAGAGCAAGCTGAAAATTATCCTCTCTATAGCTTAACGCCAACCAAAGCGCAGTAAAATAAACTACTACCGCAACTATAGACACAACAATCCTGAAGCCTAAGTGCTCTGGCTGAAACTCGTTTTTCCAGTTCATTTATCAATCCATCATGGTTAATTAATGGCACTCACCGACAAGCAAGAAATGTTCTGTCGCAAGTACCTCATCGATTTGAACGCCACACAGGCGGCTATTTGGGCGGGGTACAGCGTAAATACCGCCCGTAAAATTGGCAGTGAAAACCTCACAAAACCAGACGTTCATGATTACATTACAGAACTAAAGTCACAACGCTGTGATTTGGTAGGTATCGACGCTGCGTATGTATTTCGGCGTCTTACCGAAATTGATCAGATTGATGTTCTCGACATACTAACCTCTACTGGTGAACTCAAGCCAGTGTCGAAGTGACCGAAGGTTTGGATGGAGGACTATGCTTTCCGGGTTGAATGTGATTGAGGTGTTCGCCGAGGGAAACACCTCGGCGCAGCTCAAGAAAATTAAATGTACTTATAAGATGAAAAACATTGTTCTACTCGGAAAGCGGCATACAGTGACACTCATAGAAACAAATGAGGTCAGGAATGTACATTAGAATGTTAACCATATGCCTGGCGACTATGTTGATCGCGAGTTGCGCACAAACTGGACCTGCAAGAGTTGAGGTAATAAACACGGCTTGAGATTGGGTTAAACCCTCTATGGAACGGATCTCGACTGGGATATGCTGGAGTAGCAGACGAAGAAGGCCATACTGACGCACAACAAATCGTGGCGGACGAACTGCGAAAGGCTGAGCGCATCGATGTCATCACAACAAGAGTAGGGGTTGGAACGATTGCCGCAACAACTGTGATATGTCTGATTAAGTTGCATTTTTTAGCTTTGGATATTCATAATGACCTCACACAAAATTGGTGAGGTCATTATGTCTACAGGTAGAGTAGTTTTAACGGACTTAAAATCCGACAACAATTCTGTTTTTACATTGACAGCGTTAGGGAACAGAGCAGTGACATACCTTCATGATCTTGATAGTGGTCATGCCGAGTATTGCCTACATCATGCTCATTTCTCCCGGGAGTTCAGCATAAAGATCGATGGTACCAAAAGGGCTATCTCTCTATTCCATGATGAAAGAAAAGTATTCACATTAGTGGGGGAGGTAATTCATAACAATGAAATGTACCGCTATGGGCAAGAGCCGTTTAATTTAAAACCACTCAAAGTTGGTGATGAATTACACGCTACAGATCACGCTAACCCAATGAATAAGCTTGTACTGAAGATTATCAGCTTAAACGCTTAATGAGTCTCTTATCCAGCATGTCTGATTTTCATCCTAGCCACTGGCACATGCTGGTGGCTTTTTTGTTGCCATCACCATAGGTAGACCCATCGTAATCGCAATAACCGATTGATGAAGATGAAGAAAGAACTAGTCCTCCTCTTCTTCCTCCATTAAATCGTCATCTGATTCATTTGGCGGAACAAACTTGTCAGTAATCCTTACTGGAGCCTTGCGGTATTTACGTACCATTTTCGCTTCGATAAAAGCGAAGACCTCGTCCAAATCAATCATGACAATACCCTCATCTAGACAGGCTACATAAAGCTTAGCAAGTGTAGTGTCGTGAAGCTTAGAGGTCCCCAGTAAGTCACGCATTTGCTTGCGATCTATAAGGAAACGCCCGCGAGCTTTCCCTCCAAATGCTTCCTCATAGATTTCTACATTCATTATATGTGCGACTTCATTGATTCGTTGCTGAGTTACCTTCATTTCATCACTCCGGATCTAAAATGGTTTTCTATAGGTGGTCTTCACTATCTATAGTGCATCCATCAATGCATTTGGTCAAGTGATGTGTACTCTATGGGTGGAAATTGGTTCACTTTTTGAGTTTGCATTGAACTAGGGGAAGTTACTTTATGTCAAAACCGGACTGGGGCGTGCTTCATCAACGGTTCCTGTCCGTCCATGCCGTAACCGGCATATCACCGAAGGAGTGGTGTGAGGCCCAGGGACTGAACTACGCTACCGCCCGTCGATATATCAAAAAACCTACTCCGCAAACTGCGCAAAAACCTGCGCAAAAAAAAATGCGCACTGCGCAGAAAGATAAAAGCGCAAATGAGCTGATAGATGATGATGGACTTACTGCTCAGCAGCGCTTATTTGTCGCGGAGTACCTGAAGGATGGCAATGCCACACAGGCAGCTATCCGGGCTGGCTACAGTAATAAATCAGCTGAACAAATCGGCTATCAACTCCTTCAGAAAACTTCAGTTGCACAGGCCATTGCACAGCAGCAGAAGGCCTCTATAGCTCGCACGCTTGGCAGTGCCGATGAAGTCCTCGCTCAGATGTGGCAGCTCGCCACTTTCGATGCAAATCAGCTTTCGCAGTATCGTCGTGGCGCGTGTCGTTACTGCTGGGGTTTCGGCCACCACTACCAGTGGCGGGATGCAGTTGAGTTTGAAGAGAAAAGACTCGAGGCTGTTGAGCGTGACAGACGTGAACCCGAAGATTCCGGCGGCTATGGCTATGACCACAACCGAGAACCAAACCCAGAATGCCCGCGCTGCAACGGTGACGGCATCGGTCAGCCTTATTTCCCTGATACGCGCAAACTTCCGGCAGCTTCCCGTCTCGCTTACTCCGGCGTGAAGGTTGGCAAAAACGGCGTCGAAATTACAGCCATCAGCCGTGAAAGAATGTTCGAAGCGGTAATGAAGCGACTTGGCCTGGCCGATAGCGAGTTCGCCCAGCGCCTGCAGCAGATTGAAATCGAACGCCGGCAGCTTGAGGTCGAGAAACTCCGCAAAGAGTTGGCCGGTGATGGTGAGGACGATGAACCGACCCCAGTGCAGATCAATATCAACGTAGTGGATGCGAGGGCAGACGATGGGAATCAGCCCGACACTTAACATTCCTCAGGCGCGCTTCCTCGCGATGCAGCACAAATTCAAAGCCTATGTTGCCGGGTTCGGTTCGGGTAAAACGTGGGTGGGTTGTGGCGGCATCTGCAAAGGGATGTGGGAGCACCCGAAGATTAACCAGGGCTATTTCGCGCCGACGTACCCGCAAATTCGTGACATCTTCTATCCGACGATTGAAGAGGTGGCCTTTGACTGGGGCTTGAGCGTCAAAATCAACGAGGGGAACAAAGAGGTTCACTTCTACGAGGGGCGACGGTACCGGGGGACCACAATCTGCCGCTCGATGGAGAAGCCCGGCTCGATAGTTGGTTTCAAAATCGGTAACGCGATGGTCGATGAGTTGGACGTAATGGCTGCGGCTAAAGCGCAGCAGGCCTGGCGAAAAATTATCGCCCGTATGCGTTACAAGGTTGATGGGTTGCGTAACGGTATTGACGTAACGACCACGCCTGAAGGGTTCAAATTCGTCTACCAGCAGTTCGTGAAGGCGGTACGTGAAAAGCCAGAGCTTGCTGCCCTGTACGGTCTGATTCAGGCCAGCACATTCGACAACGCAAAGAACCTGCCGCCTGACTACATTCCATCGCTTCTGAGCTCATACCCTGACGAACTGATTCAGGCCTATCTGCGCGGTAAGTTCACCAACCTTAACAGCGGGACCATTTACCATACGTTCAACCGTAAGCTGAATAACTGTTCTGACGAGATTCAGGATGGGGATCCGCTGTTTATCGGTATGGACTTCAACGTGGGGAAAATGGCCGCGATTGTTCACGTAAAGCGTAACGGCCTGCCGCGCGCGGTGCGTGAGCTGGTTAAGGTCTACGATACTCCGGCGATGATTAAGCGCATTCAGGAAGAGTTCTGGCGCTACGAGGACGGTCGCTACGTGAAGAGCCGGGAGATTTACATCTATCCGGATGCCTCTGGCGACTCCCGCAAGTCCCAGAACGCCAGCAAGACAGATATTGCTCAGCTCAACGAAGCCGGATTCAGCGTCATTGTTGATGATGCCAACCCGCCGGTTAAAGACCGCATCAACTCTATGAATGCCATGTTCTGCAACGCCAACGGCGAACGCCGCTACCTTGTGAACGTCCAGAATTGCCCGGTTTACACCGAGAGCCTTGAGCAGCAAATCTGGGCGGCTAATGGCGAACCGGACAAATCAGCTGATAACGATCACCCCAATGATGCTGGTGGGTACTTCATCGTGAAGGATTACCCGATCGTGAAACCGGCATACTCAATCACCATGGACACTACTTTCTGATATGGCAAACGACGACATCACCTGGGTTCGACCAGAACACCGGGCGGCTTCTGCTGCCTGGCGGAAATACAGGGACTTTTGCAAAGGGGCCGAGGCCGTAAAGGCGGCGGGTAACAAGTATCTGCCGTATCTCGATCCAACCGATAAATCATTACGCAATAAAAAGCGTAATGAGGACTATCTGAGCCGCGCTGTGTTCTACGCCATTGCCGGCAATACGAAGATCGGCATGCTTGGGATGGCATATCGCAAGGACCCCACGTTTAACGGTCCTGAAAAGCTGAAATACCTGTTGGACAATGCTGACGGGGCCGGTACCAGCATCTACCAGCAGTCGCAGCTGGTGGCCGAGAACGTGCTGGAGGTCGCTCGAGAGGGGCTTTATGTCGATTACGCAGAAGCCTCCGATGAGGCGATCATTCTCCGCTATCCGGCAGAGAACATTATCAACTGGCGAACAAAGCGAATTAACGGACGCGATCAGCTGGTGCTGGTGGTCCTGCGCGAATGCGTAGAAGAGCCGGATGGTTACGCTTACAAGGATGAAATCCAGTACCGCGAGCTGGCGCTGGAAGAAGGGAGGTTCATCTGCCGGGTATGGCGCCGGGCTGGTGGCACTGCAAGCGGAACCTACACTGTTGACAGTGAGTACCATCCTAAGCCGAAAGGAAAGGACTACTGGGACGAAATCCCGTTCACCTTTGTCGGTGCCCAAAACAACGATCCTACCATTGATGATTCACCGCTGGCTGCGCTGGTGGAGATAAACCACGGCCATTATCGAAACAGCGCTGACTATGAGGACAGCGTGTGGTTCTGTGGCCAGGTACAGCCGTATATGACCGGGCTCGATACCAACTGGCGCGACCACCTCGAGAAGAAGGGCGTGAAAATTGGTTCCCGATCACCGCTTTTACTTCCCAGGGAGGGCTCGTTTGGCTATGCCCAGGCGCAGCCGAACATGCTGGCTAAAGAGGCCATGGACAGCAAGCGCGATTACATGGTGCAGCTGGGCGCCCGACTGATTGAGCAGAACGCCACGGCGAAGACGGCAACCCAGGCGAGTGGTGAGCAGACATCATCAACATCGGTGCTCGGTATCTGCGTTTCAAACGTTTCTGAGGCCTATACGCTGGCGCTGGGATGGTGTGCGAAATACCTCGGCATCAAAGGAGTATCGACGAGCTACACCATCAATCAGGAATTCATCGCGAAGGTTGCCGAGTCGGGCATGGTGATGGCAATCGTCAACGCCTGGCAGTCCGGTGCGCTGCGCGACAGCGATATGATTCGCGCACTGCAGAAGCTTGACCTTATCGACCCGGCCGACAGCCCGGACGAAGTGATTGATGCACTTCGCAACCAAGCCCCCACATTGACCGGTGGCTGATATGGCAACAGTAAACGAAAGCTTGCGCGATGAATCAATCGCACATTCCGTCTGGTTAAGCCGCTACGCCACCGGCGTGGCAAACCGGATGGTGAAGTTGCTTAACGAGACGGATGCTGACCTGTCGGCACGCCTGCTGGATGCGCTGGACAGATTGCCTCCTGAGAGCTTCACCGTTAGCCGTCTGCAGAGTTTACTGGGCAGCGTACGCGAACTTAATCATCAGGCCGTAGCTACCATGCAGGCAGGGCTCAAGGGTGAGCTGGTGGCGCTGGCCAAGAACGAAGCCAGTTATCAGCTGAGCCTGTTCGATTCCCTTCTGCCATCACAGGTCCTGTCTCACTATCCGCTGCAGGGCATCACCGCCGATATGGTGTATGCCGCGGCGATGGCGCAACCCTTTCAGGGGAGGCTACTGAGTGAGTGGGCGGATAATCTGGAATCGGACAGGCTGGCGCGGATCGTGAACGCCGTCCGCAGGGGGTATCTTGCCGGCGACACTGTAGAGACTATCGCGCGCAATGTTCGCGGCCACGCCAATAAAGATTATCGCGACGGCGCGCTGCAGATGAGCAGGGCAAACGCCGCCAGCATCGCTAAAACGGCCGTTAATCATCTGGCCGCCACCGCGCGTAACAGCTTTACCAGCGCCAACAGCGATATCGTGAAAGGCAAACAGTGGCTGTCTACGCTGGACAATAAAACAAGCCATGACTGCATTATTCGTGACCTGCTGCGCTACACCCTGGATAACAAACCGGTCGGGCATAAGGTGCCTTATCTGCAGGGACCAGGGAAAATTCATTTCTGCTGCCGTTCTACTGAAACCCTAATTCTCAAGTCCTGGCGCGAACTCGGCATTGATATCGACGAGATGGACGAGGGCACTCGTGCCAGCATGGATGGACAGGTACCGGGGAAAACCTCGTATCTGGAATGGCTCGCGCGTCAGTCAGCTCAAAGGCAGGATCAGGTTCTGGGTGCCGAGCGTGGCCGTCTTTTCCGCACGGGTGAAATCGACCTGGCTGATATGTTCACAGACAAAGGCGAATGGATCAGCCTGGAACGTCTGAAGCAGCTCTCAGGCACTGACATCTAACAACCATTTCATACTTCACGCCCTGGCATCCGCTGGGGCTTTTTTATGGGCGAGGCCCGGCAAAATCCCAAGGGGAAATTATGTTAATTCGAAACATGCTCTTGAAATTTTACGCACCAGAAAGTGGTGGAGAGGGCAGCGGTGGCGGTGGTATCGAAATCACGCCAGAAATCCAGAAGCTGATTGATGAGCGCGTGACCAGCGAAGTTACAGGCCTGAAATCGAAAAACTCTGAGCTGCTGGGCACCATCAAGCAGCAAAAAGAAACCCTGTCGCGCTTCGATGGTATCGATCCTGATGCTGTACGTGGGATCCTCCAGCGTTTTTCCGACGACGAAGAGGCAAAGCTGATTGCCGCCGGGAAAATTGATGAGGTGCTCGATAAGCGCACCGAGCGTCTGCGTGCTGACGTTGATAAGCAGATTAAAGCCGCAAATGAACGCGCCGACAAAGCCGAAGCGTTCTCCAACAAATTCCGGGACCGGGTTCTGGGCGATGCAATCCGTGCAGCAGCCTCAAAAGCTGGCGCGCTGCCGGAAGCATCCGACGATCTGATTCTGCGTGCCAAAGGCACATTCCAGCTCAACGACGAAGGCGAGGCCGTAGCAGTTGATGCAAATGGCGATGTTCTGTTCGGTAAAGACGGCAAAACTCCACTAAGCCCGCTTGAGTGGGCTGAGTCTCTTAAGGAGACAGCTCCGCATCTGTTCCCACGCGCAGAAGGCACCGGCGCGGGCGGACACAAACCAAACGGCGGTGGCAGCCTGAAACGTTCCGAAATGAGCGCAAGCGACAAAGCGGACTACATCCGCAAGCATGGCCAGCAGGCCTTCCTCAAACTTCCGAAATAAGGCGTTTCCCGAATGACGACTGTTAATACCGACCTGATTATTTATGACGACCTGGCTCAGACCGCTTTCCTTGAGCGCCGACAGGATAACCTGGCAATCTTTAATGCCTCTTCCAACGGGGCGATTCTGCTGGATAACGAGCTTATTGAAGGTGATTTCCGCAAACGTGCCTTCTACAAGGTGGGCGGCTCGATCGAATCGCGTGATGTTAACTCCACCGAAAAAGTGACGGGTAAGAAGATTGGCGCAGGTGAAGCCGTCTCCGTCAAAGCGCCGTGGAAATACGGCCCGTATGAAACCACGGAAGAGGCCTTTAAACGCCGTGGCCGCTCCGTTGATGAGTTCTCCGAAGTGATCGGCGTTGATGTCGCAGATGCCACGCTGGAAGGCTACGTGAAATACGGCCTGAAAGCGCTGATTGCGGCGATTGGTGCTAACGCCGACATGGTCGTAACCGCCGACATTGAGACCGACGGTAAAAAGACCCTGACGCGCGGCCTGCGAAAATACGGGGATAAGTTTAACCGCGTGGTCCTGTTCGTGATGCACTCTGCCACCTACTTCGACATTGTTGATGAGGCGATTGCCAACAAAATCTACGAAGAAGCGGGCGTGGTGGTTTACGGCGGGCAGCCAGGCACGCTGGGTAAACCTGTGCTGGTGACCGACACCATGGACGCTGATGCGATCCTTGGGCTGGTAGCTGGTGCGGTTACCGTCACCGAATCTCAGGCGCCGGGCTTCCGTTCCTACGATATCAACGATCAGGAAAACCTTGCGGTTGGCTATCGTGCTGAAGGCGTGGTGAACGTTGATCTGCTGGGCTACAGCTGGGATACCGCCAAAGGTGATAACCCTGACCTGACCGCCATTGGCACTGCGGGCAACTGGAAGAAACACTTCACCAGCAACAAATCTACGGCAGGCGTGCTGATCAAACTGGAATCCGCGGTGGGGGAGTAACGCTGTCAGCGGATAAAACCTCCGCAACCGCTGACAGCACAGACGCGGTAACTGTTTCTCTGAAGTACACGCTGAATGGCTCCGGTGTATCCGGTAAAACCGTCGCGTGGACGTCCACAGGTGGCACGCTCAGCACGGCCAGTTCTCAAACCGGCTCTGCTGGTGGTGCAACGGTGAAACTCACATCAGACGTTGCTGGCACCTTCACGGTAACCGGCACGGTTGAAGGAGTGGCGAAAACCACTGATGAGATCACCTTCACTGCGCCTTCCGGAGAATAACGAATGGGGCGAAAGCCCCATAAACAGGATGATTCGATGATCAATACCGATATCACCTCTCCTGATGCCAACAGCTACGCCAGTGAAGAGGATCTTGCCTCATTTGCGGAAATACGCGGCATTGAACTACCTGACAACCTCACTCCTTTGTTGATTAAGGCGACGGATTACCTGGAGGGGCTGGACTGGGTTGGCTCAAAAGCAGACCCTCGACAGCCGCTGGCCTGGCCACGGGCGAATATCATTCTGGATGGTCATGATTTCCCGCCGGATGAAGTTCCACGGCAGGTTATAACCGCGCAGTGCATGCTGGCGGTAGAGGCAATCGACGGCGATTTACTCTCCAGCGTGCGCGAAGCCGCTGTGAAAACTGAACGTGTGGAAGGTGCTGTAACCATGACCTATGCGGTCGCAGATGGTGAAGTCTTCACGCCGTCCTATCCTGCCGTGATGGCGCTGCTGGGCGACCTCGCTGGTGGTCGTGGTTTCGCCATTAATGCATTTGCAGAGAGGGCCTGATATGGCGATTGATTACCAACGTATGCAGGCCAGAGCGACCCGCATGCTCAGGCAGAACGGCGCGACGTACAACGTTACCCGTAAAGGCTCGGTAACGGTTATCGGCGGCGTTGAGCATAAAACTGAAGAGGTCCGTTTTACTGCTGTGGGTGTGAAGACCGAATACGCGCCAGGCGAAATTGATGGAACGGTCATCGTTAACGGCGACGTGCAGATCGTTTTTACGGCAGAGCAGGAAATTAAAATCGGCGATGTGGTTGATATTGATGGCACAACGTACCGTGTTGTCAAACCGAATCCGGTAAAACCTGCCGTGTTGGTGCTCTGCTACAAAGCGCAACTGAGGGCTTAGCATGGGCGAGAACGCGGCTTTCCTGGCTGAAATCACGGCTTTCGTTAATAAGGCGAAAACGAATCAGGAAGCAGTGGTGCGCGCCGTCGGAATCAAAATTCTTAACCAGCTGGTGATGATGTCCCCAGTGGGCAACCCGGAGTTGTGGGAAGTTAACCAGACAGCCGTTTCCTATAATCGCGCTGTCTACGACCACAACGAGGCGCAACGAGCGAACCCCGACAATCTGACTAAAACCGGACGGTTAAAGAAAAAGGCACGGCTGGTGGATGGGATGGATGTCAAAGCGCCTCCGGGTTATACGGGCGGCCGTTTTCGCGGTAACTGGCAGATATCGTTTGATGCTCCGACAACTGATGAAACAGGGCGAATAGACAAGACCGGCAACCTGACCAAAGCGGCCGGGAACTACACGCTGTCGCTATTCAAAGTCGGGATGAAGGCCATTTATTTCTGCAACAACGTGCCCTATGCCTACCCGCTTGAAATGGGGCATTCCACACAGGCGCCGGGCGGTATGGTCCGCATAACTGCAGCTGAGTTTCAACGCTTCTTTGAGGAAGCTGTCAGGGAGGTGACTAAGTGATTCCTGATATTGCATCTGCATTGGCCGCCAGACTGGGTACCTGGGCCGATGCTGAGGGCATTTCGGTTGCATGGGAGAACGTGCCGTTTACACCTCCTGCTAACGAGATGTACCTGGCCGTTCACGATATGCCCGTTACGCCGCGAACAATCGATCTCGGCTTGCGCTGCCGGACTTATTCTGGCGTGTACCAGATTAATGTCGTGGCGCCAGCCGGCTCCGGCCGTACCTCCGTCGTTGCCCTGGCGGGCAGAGTTGCGGAATTGTTCCCCGAGGGGCTGGAAATTGCAGGCAAAGACTTTACCTGCTGGATTAGCAGCGCGCCTGGCATATTCCGCGGCGTCCCTACACCTGTGTCCTACACCGTTCCTGTCAGCCTGAATTATCGTGCAGACATTAACAGCTGATTCCCCTCTGATGTCCCACAACTGACCGGCCTTGAGCCGGTTTTCCCGTTTCTGAAGGAGAAACCATTATGGGCTTTGCACTGCCTAACGGCGCTCATGTTTATCTGGCGTCGGGCTATGGCCCGGCCATTACTTTCACCGGCGCGACGAATGCTGAGCACGCGGTGATCACCGTCAGCGCCGCAGACGATATCGCGGTCGGCGATATCGTTCACGTGAACTGCAACTGGTCGGGTATTGATAACGTTATCGCGAAAATCGACGCGATTGCGGAGAATGCTGTCACTCTTCGCAACATCAATACCACCAACAAAAACAAATACGCGGCGGGCGGTGGTTCCGGCTCCATTCGCAAAATTGAAGAATGGACCGAACTGCCACAAATCACTGAGGTATCGAAATCAGGTGGTGATCAGAACACCACGCAGATTCAGTTCCTCAGCGATGATCGCCAGCGCAACCTGAACACCTATAAATCCGCAGTCTCTCAGACCTACTCGATCGCTCACGACTCAACTCTCCCGGTATATCCGTTGCTGCGCCAACTGGACGAAGACGAAGAGACTGTGGCGGCGTACATGTACGTGCCGAAGGCGAAAGAAAACCGTTACTGGGCGGCCACGGCATCTTTTGACGACACGCCGACTACTGCGGTTAACGAGGTAGAGACAGTGAGTGTGGTGCTGAACCTGCAGTCACCGGCGATGACGTTCTATAAGTTGACCGACGCTGCCGCCTGACCCGTCAGAACTTTCACTATCTTTGCCTCCCTTTGCGGAGTCATTTTTTTCGTAAGAGGTATCAATGGCGACCAAATTCACTCTTCAGCCCAAACCTACTTTTAAGGCCAATGTCTCGATTCCCCGTGCCGGGGATGAGGATGGCGTGCTGACGTTCACGTTTAATCACAAGCCGCTTAAAGAACTAGCTGACCTGGAAAGACTCGAAGGCAAAACCGCCACTGATTTTCTAATGGAAATCATTTCTGGTTGGGCGCTCCCCGATGCATTCAACGCGGAAAATCTGTCGGTGCTGCTGGAAAACTATCCGGCTGCAATGAAGGCTATCCCTGAAACCTACTATCGCGAACTGATGGGGCAGCGCGAAAAAAACTGATAGCGGTTGCCTCTGCATTCTATACGCCTGAACCCACAGCGGCAGACCTGGCGCCCTATGGGCTTACGCCGGATGACTACGACGATCAATACATCGACGTCTGGCCAGATGTATGGCCTTCATTCCTGGTGTTTCAGGCTGTCAGTACGCAGTGGCGCACGGGCATGGGAGGTGCATCAGGGCTTGATTACAACGTGCTGCCCTGGGTAATGCGCCTGCATCTCGTCGAGGACGAGGCAACCGCGCTTTCGGACATCCGAATCATGGAGAGCGCCGCACTAAAAGTTATGCATAAAGAGAGGGCGGAATGAGTAACGACATCGCCACGATTTCCCTGCGCGTAAATACCAGTGAGCTGGAGCGCGGTAACCAGGCACTGGATCGCTTTCAGGAGACCGCGTCCGCCGCGGCAGGTAAAGCGGATGACCTGAACAGCACGTTCCGCACCGGTATCGATAACCAGAAGAAAAACAGCGAAAGCCTGAAGCAGCAGCGTCAGGAACTGCAGAACCTGCTGAATAAGATCAGCCCGGTAAACAAGGCGCTGGATGAACTGGACACTATCCAGGAGAGCCTGGCGAAATTTCGCGGTAAAGGGCTGGTGGGAGACGAGGACTTTACTCGTTACAACAGCGTGCTTGAGACGACGCGGGCAAAACTGGCACAGGTAATGGAGTCTGAAACCGCAGAGGGGCGGGCTCGCCTTGAACAGGCTCAGGCAGCGCAGCGTGCAGCTGCGGCGGGCAAAACCTTTATCGATTCGCTGGAGGAGCAGGTCACAGCAATCGGAAAAACGCGCGCAGAACTGTTAGAGCTAAAAGCTGCCCAACTCGGCGTATCCGATCGTGCTGCACCAATGATCGCAAAGCTGAAAGAGCAGGAGGAAGCGTGGAAGTCTGGGGCTATCAGCGCGGGGCAATACCGCAATGCTATGCGTTATCTCCCGATGCAAATTACCGACATTGTGACCTCACTGGCTTCCGGTATGCCTGTTTATATGGTTGCCATTCAGCAGGGCGGTCAGCTCCGTGATTCGTTTGGCGGTGTAGGCAATGCACTGAAAGCGATGTTGTCGATGGTGACCCCTGCCCGAGTCGCAATTGGTGGCCTGGCCGGTGCTGTACTGATTGCGGCCAAAGCGGGATCGGACTACTTCACCGCCTACGACGAAATCAACAAGGCCATTATCAGGACTGGCAACATTGCCGGCACGTCAGCGCTCCAGATCATGGCTTCCTCCCAGTCTATTGCTGCCTCTACTGGAGCTACTGTAGGAACCGTTCAGGGTCTGATGACTGAGCTGGTTGGCATGGGATCGCTGACACAGCAGCAACTTGAAAAAGCAGCGGGCTCCACGGCGTTGGCGGTTCAGACCGGTATAGTCTCGGCGCAGGACATCGCCAAAGCCTATAAGGACATCGAAAAAGACCCTGTTAAAGCGCTGCAGAGTCTCAACGAACAATATAATTTCCTGACCGTTTCACAACTTAAGCATGTTGACGATCTGATAAAGCAAAAGGACCAGACCGCGGCCGTTACGCAGGCTATGGACCTGTTTGGCGATACGATGGCAAAACGTGGGGAGCAGGCTTACGACTCGCTGACACCGTTTGGTCGCCTGTGGCTGGATATCAAGGGCTGGGCGTCTGAGGCCATGCAGAGTATCGGTCAGTGGGTAGCTGAACTGGCATCAAACACCCTGAAGGAATTCAACGCAATTTATTACAGCGTTGCGATCGTTTTCCAGAAGCTGAACCAGATCATTTCTTCCTCTATCGCTGCCGCTATTAACCTCGTTCCCGACTGGGCGAAAACAGATACTTTGCAGGGATGGCAGGACTACAACGAAAAAATGGCCGGTGCTTATGGCGACAGCATCTCTCAGCTGAAAAAAGACTGGGATGCCGCTGATATCAGTGCAGGTAAATACCTCGATACGACCAGAAAGATAAGTACCGCAACCACCCAGAAGGATCGGGAAGGAGTCGCTGCTTTTGGCAAAAAGACCAAAACCGGAAAGCAGGGCACTTTATCGGCTGGCGATCGCAGCACGGATGCTGCCCAGGCCGAATTACTGGCGCTTCAGGCACAGTTAGGCGCGCTGCAGCAGCATAAAGGGCTTAACGACACTATCAGCCAGCAGCGCAAAGAACTGTGGACGACTGAAGCGAAATTTCAGGTGCTGGAGGAGGCCTCGCGTTCACGTTCACTGACAAAGCAGGAGAAATCCCTGCTGGCGAGTAAAGACCAGGTGCTTCAGTTGGCACGGCAGAAAGCCCTGTTAGGTGATCAGATTACCGCACAGGAACAGCTGAACAAGCGAATGGATACCTCGCAGAAATACGCCACTCAGATGGCAGAGAAGCAGGCTGCATTAGTGAACGGTGCCGGGATGAGTGACCGTCAGGCACAACGTGAACTCGCGAAAAGTCAGCTTGCCGCTGGCTGGAAGAATGCTGGAGGTTCGCTTGACGACGAGGGCTATCAGAAGCAGCTTAAAGCGGCGAATGATTACTATGATGCAGAGGACAGGTTGCGTGGCGACTGGCTGACTGGCGCGAAAAAGGGCTGGGCCGAATTTGCAGACAGCGCGACCGATGTTTATTCGCAGGTTCAGACGATTACCAGCAATGCTTTCACCGGGATGGCCAGCACCCTGACTGATTTCTTCACTACCGGCAAATCTAACTTCTCAGATTTCCTGTCTACATTCCTGAAGGGCATTGCCCAGATGCTGACGCAACTGGCTCTGGTTAATGGAATGAAGTCAGCCTTTGGTGGCACGTGGTTCGGTAATTTCCTTGGAATTAAACAGGCGTGGTCAGGCGGTTATATCCCTGAGTTTGCCAATGGCGGTGCGGTTGGCTATACCGGCGATGGCGGTAAATATCAGCCAAAAGGTGTGGTCCACGGTGGGGAGTTTGTTTTCACCAAAGAGGCTACCAGTGCGTTGGGTGTTGGCAACCTTTACGCTTTGATGCGAGGCGCTCAGGGCTATGCAAACGGCGGGTATGTTGGCACCGCGCCCATGTATGGGCTACGAACATCAAATGCTGGTGGCGTTAATGTCCAAACTTCCGTGGTGGTACAGAACCAGGGCACCCAGCAGCAATCTTCCGGGAGTGACGACGCTATTTCACGTGCTTACAAGCAGACTATCGATCAATCTGTTCGGGCAGGTATTGCGAAACAACTTCAACCTGGCGGCCTCATCTGGAATGCAACAAAATCAAGATAAGACACTTCGGTGTTTTTTTTGATTATATTATTCATCGTGTTAAGATGTTTCCGATTGCAATTAAAGGAAACTTAAAATGAAGAAGGTAGTGGCTTTAGCTCTTGGGGCTTTAATGTTGTCTGGCTGTACTGTTCGTGTTGCTGATATGACCGTTGGCAGTACCAAAAATTACAATCTGAACGCAGCTAAGTTTGAAAAAGGTCAACGTGTGACTGGTGAAGACAAAGCTCCAATTGTTATTTTCCCGCTGGGCATTCCAAGCGTTAAAACTGCAATGGATCGGGCTATTGAAAAAGATAAGTGTTCCGTAGGCCTAAGCGATGTTGTTATTTATCAATTAAACCACGCATTTCTGTTCGGCACATATGGTTACCGTGTTGAAGGCACGCAGATTATCGACAAGTCTCAGCTTGGTTGTGAAACTCGCTAATCTCCTTCTCATATTGTCACAAGCCACCTTCGGGTGGCTTTTTTTATGGAGCAAACATGGCCCTGGAAACGTTCACCTGGCGAACGCAGATACAGGCGGGAATGGAGGGAACGTTTAGCCATAAAACCCGCTCTGCAACCTTTGGCGATGGCTATGAGCAGATCGCCGGGGAAGGCATTAACCCTGAAAAGCAGTCATGGCCTGTCACACTGACGGGGAAAAAAGCGGACATGCTTCAGGCCCTGAAGTTCTTTCGTTCACACGTCACAAAGGCCTTTATCTGGACATCCCCAGTTGGCGAAACAGGGCTGTATCGTATCGAGGCCGAATCAATCAAGTCACAGCCCTTATCCAGCAAAGTCATAACCATTTCCGCAACATTCAAACAGGCGTACGCTCCATGATCACAGCAGACTATCAAAGCCTTGAGCCCGGAAATAAAGTCCGGCTTATCGAAGTTGATGGCTCTACTTTCGGCGTGGATGATGTACTGCGATTTCACGCGTACAACCTCCCGCACACGGAAGAAGAAATCGCCGCCGCTGGTGGTGATGAATCTAAGCTGCAGGCGAAAAGCATCTGGTGGCAGGGGGAAGAATATGCCGCCTGGCCGTATCAAATTGAAGGGCTTGAAGCATCCACAGAAGGCAACAGCGCCCAGCCAACGCTGACGGTTGCAGATATCGAAAGCAAGATTACAGCGCTGTGCCTTGCTTATGACGATATGCTACAGGCGAAAGTCACTATCCATGACACCTATTCGCACTATCTCGATGCGAAGAACTTCCCAGCAGGTAACCCAACAGCTGATCCGCAACAGGTCAGAAAACGAGTTTTTTACATCGATAGTAAAAGCAGCGAAATTCCGGGCGAAAGTATCGAATTTGTACTCGATAGCCCAATGTCGTTACAGGGAAAGATGATCCCTACGCGACAACTTCATTCTCTGTGTACCTGGTGTATCCGGAATAAATATCGCACCGGCGACGGCTGCGACTATGCCGGTACCCGCTATTTCGACAAAAACAACAACCCAGTGAGCGATCCGTCACTGGATGAATGCAACGGCACGCTGACGGCCTGCAAACTTCGATTCGGCGAAAATAACGAACTCTCGTTCGGTGGTTTTCCGGGCACGTCTTTGATCAGGAGCTGATATGCGTCAGAAAACCATCGATGCGATTATGGCACATGCTGCAGCTGAGTATCCTCGCGAGTGTTGCGGCGTAGTGGCGCAGAAAAGCCGTGTTGAACGTTATTTCCCGTGCCGGAATCTTGCCGCGGTGCCGGAGGACAATTTTATACTTTGCCCCGAAGACTATGCAGCTGCTGAGGACTGGGGGAATGTGATCGCCATCGCTCACAGTCACCCTGATGCCACGACGCAACCGAGCGAACTGGATAAAGCGCAATGCGATGCAACCCTTTTACCCTGGCATATCGTGAGCTGGCCGGAGGGGGATTTACGGACCATCCAGCCGCGTGGAGAACTGCCTCTGCTGGAGCGCCCGTTTGTGCTTGGTCACTTCGACTGCTGGGGGCTGGTGATGAGCTATTACCGGCAAACCCACGGTATAGAGCTTCACGATTACCGGGTCGATTATCCTTGGTGGGAAAACGACTATCCGGACAACTTCTATCAGGATTGCTGGTATGAGTGCGGATTCCGTGAATTCGACGGGCCGCCAAAACCAGGCGACATGATAATCATGCAGGTTCAGGCAGATAAGTGGAATCATGCAGGAATCCTGCTGGAAGGCAACATGCTACTGCATCACCTTTATGGGCATCTGAGCCAGCGCGTACCTTATGGCGGGGGG